CAACATTACAAAGCCTCCAACTTGGATTCTATTTCTCTAACTAAATTATACACACTTTCACTTAGCCAACCATGAGGTTCTTCAATACCAACATCTCCTATACCACCCAAAACATCAGTAATATAGCCTTCTGCGTTATTAGCCCATTCAAGCAATTCTTCAAGTTGCTCGGCTTCGTATATCTTTTCTTTTAGTTCTTCACTTTCGCTTGCTAGTTCTTCACTTTTCTTTCTTAATTCTTCACTTTTCATTCTTATTCCTCCATTAAATCAATATATTCTTGTAGCGTTTCTGCTACATCTTTCCAATAGGCTACCTCTTGGTTAGCATTTTTTAGTATGGCAAGTTCTTTCTCTAGTTTAGCAATTTTCTTTTCTAAGGCTTTCACCTCGTAGTAGTATCTATCTCTTGCACTTATCGCTTCACGCCTTTCTTGGTCGGGTGACTTACTGTTACTGAAACTTACCATTATCCATTCCTCCATGTTCTAAGCAACATACCAAACTCGGTATTTGTCATTTCATATTTAACTCGCTTAAACACAAGCCCCTCTAAATTGACTTCCTTGAGCCAATCTTCATCTAAGGGATGTCCGTGAACTACTGCATATATTTCTTTATTACTTAAGTTAGGATTTCTCTCCATAACTTTCTGTATTCTTTGTTTCATCATTTTCTTTGGCATTTTTATTTCTCCATATTATACAACTTGTTTTATTATCATACCCAACCTCTTCAAAATAACTACCTAATATATTAGTTAATTGTCTAAAGGTTAAATCACTTCTTTGAGAGGATTGTTGTAACATCCTATCATAAATTTGTTTAGTAGTTAGTTCGTCGTCTGCTACTATTCTTATCAGTTTGTTGATTGCTCTTTTTTTACCTGCACGAATCTTCATTTAGAATCACGCTCCTTCTTTAGATTTGAAATATTCGTCAAACACTTTTCTCCTTTTATTCCATTTCTTAACTTCATCTGCTGTTAAGAAGGGTCTGCTTGGCATTCGACCCAACAATGTTGTTGCATAAGCAGAATGCTGACTCAAAGGCTTTTCACACTCGCACACATCATCTATGTGTTCGACCTTTACATCAAAACCCGCATCTTTCTTATTCCACTTTTTGTTGTGTCCTTGTTTTATTTTGTTTCCACAATCCCAACAATAACCCATCAAAAATCACCTAATGTTGTTTGCTTGACTTTGGAAACGGGCTTCGCTTTACGAACCCGCTTCTCACCTAAACCTAGAAGGCGGCACTCACTATTATTTAGTTTGCTTTTGGCAAACTTCACAAACTCTTTATCCTTAGTCAATTGTTTGAAAATTCTCTTATCAGCATTCTTTATTCCTAGCCTTCTTAACAACGAAGGAACTTTAGAATACTGCTTTCTAATTGGCATATTCATTCTTCCATAGAATCTACCATCATAGACATAAGCAAGCATTTCATAGAAGTAGTCTTGTGACCATCTTCTTCTAACTCTACCATCAATAAATAATAACTTGTTGGGGTTTGAGTTTACACATAACCAATTCATTAGTTGAGTATCGGAAGGTTTGTTCACCTTCAATACTTTACTAACTAAATCTCTATCAGTCTCCTTCAAGAAATAACTTACAAGACTAAAGGTATCTTTCTGTAGTGAGAAAGGTTCTTCGCTTCTTGGAGCAATCTCCTGTATTGAATCATACAAGTGCTTGGTTGAACCTGCTCTTTTTATTTTACACAAAGCCTTGATTTCTTTTGGAATGTTTTTTTCATTGAGGGAAGTCATAATCAACTGTCCTCTATATCTTCTAATTATATTCAATATAGCATCTTTCTGTGCATTATAATGTATATCTTCTATAATCAATCCATTTTCAACATTAAGTGAATTTGCGTCTATTTCAATTTCATTCGCAAATAACACCACTGCTTCAGGTAGCATCTCTTTTGCTTTAGTCGTCTTTCCTGTTCCTGTCTTTCCTGTAATTATTATTGGTCTATTTTTATTCATGGTGGTTAATCCCACTACATCAACTCCTTCAACTTGAATAGTTCTTCTAATCCTTCTAATCTTAAGTGTCTTGATTCGGCAACTATTCTAACCGCTTTACTGAAATCAGCAAAGTTATCATTTGCATCTTGTAATCTATCACACCATATATCGTGATGCATTACTAATGCTATGTTCTTAATTCCCGATATAATCAATATCGGTGTAGGTCTGCTTGCACTTTGTCGAGGCTTAAGTTTGGATTGAATACCATATTGTAGTAATGTTCTTTTTATGGCTTCTAGGAACTTTTCTTTACCTCTAACATTAATTGTTAGTTTAACCCTATAACCTATAAGTATGTCTTCATTTCTAACTATACTAATATGTCCTTTGGCTTTGGCTAGAAATATTCCTTTGAGAATATCTTTGTTATACATTGGATTCAACCTCATAAAACCCAATAAACTCCGATTCAACCTTCATGTATTCTAATCCCTCTCTAAGAAGATTAATGATAAATTCAACATCCTTCTTTAGAGAACCACCCAATACAATATTCAAGTTTGTATTCGGTGTTCTGTCAAACATCATCGCTCTTTCTTTATCTTCCTCTACTTCTATAATAGTCATATACCTTTCAAAGTCTTCCGGTAAATCTACTCCGTGAATTTTACAAGCAACATAAACTCCCTTAGTCAATACAAATAAGTCTTCTTCTGTCAAATCATCGTAGACCGCAAAAGAAAATATTGAGGCTTTTCCAAACCTATCTATTATAATATCAACTTCGGGAGGATTCATATTAAACTCTCCACATCTTCTATTGTATTTATATCTGCAACAAACTTATCATGTCGTATTCTTTTACATCGTGGGAATCTTAATCCATAATTGCCCTTTGCATCTTGAGTAACTAAGTCTGCTGATACTTCTAAGACAACTCTTGGTAGTAAGTTGTATGTGCCATTGTTGTAAGTCTCTACATTCTTTCTAAGTTCATTGGTTAGCCAAACTAAATCAGTTTCACTAAACCCTGTTCCAATAGAACCTACCGATTTGAAACCACTGTCACTCTTTACTGATATGCCAAAAGTGCCGAATACATTTGCTCTTGTGCCTTCGCCATATTTAGCAGTAGTAATAGCGACATCTAATTCAATGCGTGGAGGCTTGTATTTAGCCCATCCTGCGCTTCTTTTACCTGCCTCATAGGGTAGACTAGTATCTTTGACAATAATGCCCTCGAAACCGTCGTTAATCGCTCTATTATAGAATGCTAGAACATCACCACCCTCTTTCATTCTAAGTGCTTGGTCGGGTAAGCGTTTAATGAACTCTAATCTATGCCAATAAGGAAAATCCATAACAGTGACACCATCATACTTCAAACAATCAAACATGACCCACTTAACCTTGACCCTTTCCATTGCTTCTGCATGGTCTTTAGAATGAACTCTTGTTCCCATTAGTTTATGTTCAGCAGGTGAACCATCATCCTTAATTGGATATATCTCACCATCCATGATACAATCTACTACTTCATACTCTCTAACTCGTTCTACAACATCTTGAAACTGTGGTGTAACAATAGAACCTTTACGATTAAAGATAATTACATTATCTCCTTGTTTGTGTATTTGGTATCTGTTACCATCATACTTGTAATCTACAATCTTATGCTCCGGCCACTTATTCATAGGAACTTCTTTTGCTAGCATTGGCTTTACAAAAGAACCATGTGATAAATTACACGGAGGGTCTTCTTTGATTTCATAAAACATAGTAATATTGTGTAAAGTATTGAAGTTAGCATGTTTCTTAACCTCGCTCAGTTTCTTATCGTAGTGTTTTGCTAATACTTTCTTAACTACTCCTTCATCTATTCCATTAGTAGGAGAACGAATCCAATATCTAACAAACCACTTTCTTTCTAATGCTGACATATCCGCTAATATATCTTTAACTAAAAGATAAGCCATTCCTTTCATAGCACCACAATTAGTTTCTAAAACTCTTAAGACAGAATTTAGACTTATTTTTCTTTGAGTTTCTGCACTTGTATCTAACATATAGATAGCCTCTCCTAACTCACCATCAATAGCAAATAGGGCTTCTATCTCATCATCGAAGCAATCAAACATCTTAGCAAGCCAAGACTTAGCCTTAGCCAAACCAATGTTATTGTTAGGATATTCTCTAGCAAGTAATTGTATTACCGCACTCTTATGCGTATCAAACTTATCTAGTTCTGTTGCTATCAATTTTACTTGTTGTGTTGGTGTCTTTCCCTTCGTGGATTCTAACAATCGGCTCATCATTTTCCAATCTATCATTTACAATCATCTCCATATTTTTATTTATTGTAATAACCAATTCTTTGAGAAGGCGGGATATTTCACCTTCATGTTTATCCGAGTATGTCCACATAGCGTTTGCTAAGTAAATCCATTCACTCTTCTTCATCTCTATCACCGGAGTTCATTACTTGCATAATTCTAGTAAAGTTAATCATCATAGCATTTAGGACTTCGACTTCTTCTATCTTACCTAATTCACTAAGACGATTAATCATAGATACTAGAGTTCCTTGAACTAACGGTGGGGCTACGGTTGCTAACAAACTATCAGTTTGAACTTCCCAATACATTACAAAAGAGGCTCTAGTAAATTCATTACAGTTAGTAATGTTACTGAAGTCCTGCTCGAAATGATTGAGTAGTATCTCATTCTTTAGTTGTTTTCTAATTCCATTAGCCCATGTGTCTAATCTATTTACATCGTTCCATGTTTTAATATAACTTGCTGTTTTCATATTTATTCCTCCTCCTTGTTAATCAATACTTTACCAAATAATTCCATATTATCATCTACAAAATGTCTTAATACGGGTTGCTTTGCTAACATTAGTGCATTAGCAATATTATTGTAAGCATTACCAATGTCTTGCAGTTGAACTCTTTTGTTCCCTTCCATGTTTGTTTCAATCTCATCAAGCAAAATATCTGTCAAGGTTACGATATTCGCTCTAAGGTAATCCACGCAACCTTTTGACCATTCTCTTTTAGGATTATATATCTTCATCATTTTCTTTATTTGCACATCGCTTATTATTTTCTTCATTGATTAATCAACTCCAATATCAGTTCTATTGTTCCGTTATTGTATTCTACCATACAGAAAGGCACTGCCTCTCCATGTCTTGTTTCTATTACTTTATTCATTCTAATTCCCTTTCCAGTATTTTTAATAATAATTTAGCCTCTTCAATATTCATACGAATACCTTTTCTTGTTGGTTTATCATTACTATACCAACGAACATCAAAGACTTCAATGTTCCAATAGTTTCCACGCTTTACTAATATCTCATCAGTTGCGTTACGGGCTATTGTTCCCTTTGTTTCTAAATCACTCAACTCATCCACCCCTCTTTGAATTTCTTTAAGTCTTTCAAAGCAGTAAAGTATC